GCTTGGTTTTGGTGAGGGACTTGGTGAGGGACTTGGTGAGGGACTTGGTGAGGGACTTGGTGAGGGACTTGGTGAGGGACTTGGTGAGGGACTGGGAATATTAACAACTGAAACTGGTGTAATTTGTACAAACCCGCTTGCGTCTGGATTATTTAATCCACCTGATATGTTATTTACAGTTGCAGTATAATTAATTGCTATATTATTAGGAGTTAATGAATCATAAGATGTTCCACCTGATCCTCCTACACCAGCTCCTCCATTACCGCCATTATACCCCCCTCCTCCTCCACCACCACACGGATTTGTACTACCTCCGTTTCCACCTGCTCCACCGCCTCCTCCAAATCCACCATAATTACCTCCCTGACCAACACCTCCATTACCTCCATTTTTAAATGAAATACCTCCATTTCCAGCAGTTCCAGCTCCATTTCCAGTTCCATTTGTAGTATAGCCACCACCACCAGCGCCATCATTTGGTGCTTGTGAACCTCCGGATCCACCATTTAAAGTTGGTACTAATGTTCCATTACCACCTGGATAACTGTATCCACTACCGGCTCCTCCGCCAGCTACTAATAATAATGTATTTTTAGTAGAATTATAAATAAATGTACCACCACCTGCACCAGCTCCCCAAACACCTCCTACGTAATTTCCATATTGACCTACTAATATTTGTATTACATCATTTTGACTTAAATTATAAGTATTTGCAACTATAATACCACATGTGTTACCCCATCCACTTCTACCACCACCAGCCCCAGCTGCTATAATTTGATATGTTCCCGTTGAAGGAACTGTCCACTGTTGTATACCACTTCCAATAACTGTAACTTTTCCTGCTAAATTTGTTCCTGTATAAGCAGAAGTTATTTGAGATGTGGACGGCCCTGTTGTTCCAGTTGCACCACATGAAGTAAATAAAAGTGACATTCTTATTGTTGTAAATTAAAAAATAAACAAGACATTTTAACAATGAGGAAAGTAAACAATGACATCAAAAGGGAGTTTTTGAACACCTGGGTCCCACGAGGTGCTTCTGTTCTTGATGTTGGTTGTGGACAAGGGGGTGATCTCCATAAATGGAGGGCCATTGGAGTCACCAATTTGACTGGAATTGATCCAAATCCTTTTGCTATAGAAGAGGCAAAGAGGAGATCAAGGGGCTACGGAACCTTCAAGGTTGGAACAATTTTGGACATTCCATTCGGATCAAAGTTTGATGTCATCTGTTACAATTTTTCTATACAATATGAGGATCCAAAGAATTATAGGTATCTGGCAACTCTTTTGAATCCAGGAGGAAAACTTATTGGAATCACACCGGATAAGTCACGGTTTGAGTTTGCTGCTGAAGATGGAATAGTCTTGGGGAAAATTTCAAATGGAGAGGTGTCAGTCTGGATTCCCGATACTCCATATTATGCAAATGGTGCCATCGTCGAACCGGTTCTTGATTGTGAAACATTCATTAAAAATATGAATGATTCAAACTTGAACCTGGTACTTTTTGGTGAATCATTTTCCATTTATTCAAAGTTTGTTTTTCTTCTTGGTAAAGATTAAGATGAAGTACCTTTTTGGGTTACTATTAATTACAGTAATAGTAATTATAATTTTGAATAGACCGGATAAGATGCTCACCGAATTGAAAAAGAGATATAACATCTTTTTAAATGCAGTTCAGTTTCATGAAAAGTATAGTCACTTGTACCGAAACCGTTCAATAATAACGGGACTCAAGCGAAAGGAGGACACCATAGCTTACAATATAAACAAGGGGTACGAGATTTATATTGCAATAGACCCTGATAGTGATATACACTCCGCTATGTATGTGTTGCTCCATGAGATTGCACATTCAACAGTAGAAGAGTATGATCACTCTCCTGGTTTTTGGGCAAACTTTAAAGAACTCAGGGAGATTGCAGTTTCTGCAAATATATATGAACCTGTACCTGGTAAGATGTATTGTGGTCAAAATATAGTTGATTCTTTGACGGCGGCGCCGACTACGTCTACTTCTTCATAATGTATTTCTTTGCAAAGTAAAATGCAATTGCAATGACAATTGCTGAAGCCACTGTACCATTTATTCCATTAAAGTTTGGTACTACACCTGCAAGTTTCGTCTGCACTGATGTTGAGAATACAATCGCACCAACAATTGCTGCAATAACAGCCTGATACTGATCATCCGTCAGGTTGAATGGATTTGTGGATTTTTTTGGTTCGGATGTCGGAGTTGGAAGTGCAATACCAGTAATGCGCCCACTTGTTGGGTTTGAATATTGATCCATCTGTGTAGGTCCTGCTGATGCTGGTGGCATAAGATCATCAATAGATGAAGAAAACTCCATCATATTCATTTGATGTAAGTCCTCTTTTTTTTCCTCGGGTACCGAAGGTTCCATGTCAGCCTTTCTTTCTTGAATCAAAAGACCTACGTCTGATGATCCAAAATCTAAATTCTCCATTTGCTTCTACAATGTTTAAAGACTTTAAATATTGTATAATATTAATGGATCCAAATGTTTGGGGACCCCCAGCCTGGGAGTTTATTTTTTCAGTAATCGATACAATGCCTGATGGTGATCCACCTGATGGATACTTGGCATTTTTTCATTCATTTATAGATGTTTTACCATGTGCTGTATGTAGAAAACATTACAGAAAGCACATAATGGCAAACCCAATTCCTATAAAATCAAGACGGTTGACCCGAAAGTACTTTGAGGATCTGCGTCTTGAAATTGCAATGAGAAAAGGAAAATGGCCTCGTAAAAAGTTTCTAGGGATTTTTTAGAGTATTAATAAGAACTATAGTAGCAGCTGCGGATGATACATATTTAACAGTCGACTTCAGAATGTCCAGCCAAGTAGGTCGAGGAAACCTGAATGTCATTTCAGAAGTGTACCCTTCGTTTGTTTTATGAAATTTCAGTTCACCGACAAGTTCTTTGGTGGTTTCATCAAACAAAACCATGCGACCCTTCATTTATATCACAGAAACTCATTGTTTTAAACCTTCTAAGATGAGACCGCCCCTGAGCCTCAGTACCAGGTGAATTGTAGATTCCTTCTGAATGTTGTAATCCGCCATGGTTCGATCATCCTCAAGCTGTTTTCCAGCAAAAATGAGACGTTGCTGATCGGGTGGAATACCCTCCTTATCTTGAATTTTAGCCTTTACGTTTGCAATGGTATCAGAGGATTCCACCTCCAGAGTCACAGTCTTTCCAGTAAGTGTTTTGACAAATATCTGCATTTATTTATAAGAGACATTCTTTTTTAAATGTTTGTCCAAACATTTATGTTTGTCCCTTATAAATGAATAAGCTCATTGTACCTGCACTTTTGGTTCTGGTCATTCTCTTATTTTTGTCTCGTAAAAGCAATATGATTGTCGAGGATGAATCTAGATGCCTTTACAAAGGGAGAGATGCGCGTTCTGATTGTTAGATTGAAACATTTGATGCGTCCAAAAGTGCCTTCAGACACCCTTCAATTGCACCCAGTACAATCGTATCCTGAACCCCATGAACTAATTGGTTCAGAGACATTTCAACATGTTTGAGAGCAACATCATTAATCTCAGTAGGAAAGAATGAAAAAACAGTCGTCTTTGCAGCCGCCTTGTACAAAACAATTGGATTTCTTATGGTCTTGCGAATCTTTATGCGGACAATAGTCGATCCACACTGTTTCTTCATTTTCATTTAATATTAAAAAATTTATTAATTACAAGACGGATGAAGACACATCTCATGTTTTTATTTTTAGTAATCTTACTTATTTATTTGATTCCATTTGGAAAGTCACAATATTATGATGGTGACGAAGGACGGATCCCAAAAATCATTCATCAGACTGCCATGTCTGATAAATCAAAATGGCATCCAGTTTGGGAAAAATGTCAAAAAACCTGGATCGAAAACTTTCCAGATTATGAGTACATGATGTGGACCGATGAAGATTCTGAAGAGTTTATTAGGGATGAGTATCCATGGTTCTACAAAACATATATGGGTTACGATAGAAATATAAAGAGAATTGATGCGATCAGATATTTTATACTCTATCATTATGGGGGCATCTATGCAGATATGGATTTTGAGTGTCTAAAAAATTTCGAGCACCTCTTACCGGTTGGAAAAGTGTGTGCGGCACCTGGTCCAAGTCCAGAGTTTATTGAAAAATATCAAAATGCAATGATTGCAAGTCCAAAACATCATGATTTTTGGCCTCGTGCATGGGAATACCTTGAAGAAAATAAAGATGAAAAAAATGTAATAAAAGCTACTGGACCTCTTCTTATAAATACATTAGCTGAAAAATATCCCGAATTATTTCACCCACTTGATAAAAATTTTACAGAACAACATACTATTTTTCACAATCCTTTTATAAAATTGGAGGACCGAGGGAAGATTACTGAAGATACTTATGTAAAACATTACGAATCTGGGACATGGGGTCGTGGATTTTCAGAGGAAGGCGCTATAATGTCAATTGGTTTTCTTCAATAAGTTTTATATTGGTTATAATTTCGAGATCTTCCTTTGTGATTTTTCTTAAATCACAACCAAGTATCAGAGGGGATCTGAGACGACACCACATTTCAAAATGATATCGGGCCAAATCACCAGATACTCCAGGATTTCCAATCTCAAGCATGTCCAGATCATTCCAGGCGTTTGGTCTATTGTGACTTTTGAGTTTTTCACCGGCTCTAACTATGCTCCGTATACTATTTTCATTTGGTTTGATATCAAAAGTTATTCTCCAAGTATGTGCAATCTGGGGACCCCATTTCCAGGGTTCACCAAATCCCCAATTGCAGAGACTTATAACCATTGGTCGTTTCGTATCCTGAATAGCTTTTGATAAGTTGTAATAGATCTTCTTATAATTCCAAAATGGCCACCACACGTGTTTGAAAGTGCACCAATCAATCTTTACATAGTCAACCCCCCACTCTGCAAATTTTTCCATATCCTGTTTTTCGTGACCATAACTACCGGGGGAACCCTCACACGTCTGTCTACCAACCGATGTATACAAGCCAAATTTTAGTCCTTTTGAATGAATATAATCCCCAAGTGCCTTCATTCCAGATGGAAATGTTTCTTGATTTGCCATCAAGTTCCCATTAGAATCTCTTTTGGAGGCGGCCCAACCATCATCGACGATTATGTATTTGTATCCGTACCCATCAAGACCAAGTGCCACGAGAGCATCGACGGTGTCATGAATGTCATTTTCTGTAATGTCCTCTTTGAAACAATTCCAAGAATTCCAACCCATGGGTGGACTCTCTGCCAATTTTGGAATTTCAATCTTTGGGACTATATAATTTCTACGAATCGTCACTACTAACAAAATAATTGTGATGAGGACCAACACAATCATCTATTATTAAAGATTTAGATTATAATTATATTAATAGATGGCTGTTGATATCAAGTTTCCAATTTTCCCAGTTGCTGTTGTTGCAAGCAGTGTTTGGATCCTTCGTAATCTAACCAAGAAGCCGGTACCAGAGCCTGAACCGGAACCACCTCGCTTCAAGTTTCCATTTTTCTATAAGGATGAGTGACCGCGTATTTGTATTTTGGAGGCACAAGTGTCATCGGTGTCAAGTTCCTCTGAACTTGGATATTTTTGGACCTGTGGAAAAAGTTGATTATGTAGAAGATTGGGTTGAAAGAACAACACGTAATCCATTTCTTCTAAATCAGGTGTTTTTAAAAAAAATCGATGGAAAAATGAGGAGGGTTTGCATCGATTGTTTTGAGTATTTGTTCCACGTAAAAAAATTAAGTTTCTTAATTGTTCGAGATAGAGAACTTGGGGTACGCAAAACTGAACCCCCCGAAAAAAGAACCGCATTCACTGATTATTCTTTTGATTTTTGGATGAAATCAATGATACATTGTTATAAAGTTGGATTGTGAAGTGAACAGGTTCAATGTTAAAAAAAACAGTTGGTAAAAATGGACATTCCTAAGGATGAGGAGGAGTACTTTATCCAGCCCGAGGACGAGGACGAGGACGACTTTTACGAGGACCCCGAGGACGAGTAGACTTTTTAGACTTTGTTTTGATTAGAAACTTTTTAAGAATTGGATCAAATGTTGTCGCACGAATACTTTGGCACCCGCACCCCATTTTATTGTTGCCCAATAATAAAAAAATGGAGCCTCTCATTAAAAAATACGAGTTGTCAAAATTAAACGAAACTATAATACGTAAAAAAGGTTACAGATTCTCTGTAAATTTGAAAGATGCACGAAAAGCGGTTCGAAGGGCGGCGCAGGATATAGCAGATTTTTCATCAGTGGTTCTCAATCGAAAAAATTCTAAAATTGCAAGTAAAATAGATCCTATAATCTCAAAGTATAGAATACAGACTTTTTTACTTTCATTACATGTAACTCGTTTTCGAGAAGGGAATTCAACACGCTCTTTAAGCGCGGATGAAACGAATAATATTTTAAAGTTCTTTAAGTAAGATGAACCGTATCATAAACAATATTTACGTTGGGGATCACACAAGTCCCAGTCTTGACCCAGTTGCATGCAACTGTTCCTTTGACCTCATAGTAAATTGCACCAAAGACCTTCCGACAAATTTGAGAGGCATCAGGGAGATTCGGGTTCCGGTGGATGATGCTGAATTTGAAAATGACGCAATGTTTGGGTACCTTCCGGGTGTCACATATGAGATTCAAAAGGTTTGGTCGAATGGGGGCACCATTCTCATCCACTGTTTTGCTGGTGTGTCCCGAAGCGCATCAGTGTGCGCTGCGTACCTTATGAGATACCAAGGGTTCATGTCCGTTCAAGAAACTGTGAGGTTTATGAAGACAAAGAGACCAGTTGTTTTTGGGAATGCAAATTTTAGATTTGCTCTCGAAAAATTTAATAGCATCTATCATTAAATTAAAAACAGTAAATGCGTATTAAATAAATGGGGTCCGGATTATCATGTGAGTACCCCTTTGGTACCATAGTATCCTTTAATCCTCTTTATGATGATTTTTGTCATCCTGAAAAAGTTGAAATAGAAAAAGAAGATGAGGTTGTGGTTCTAAGAACTCTGGAGAGTCCCTACAAAACTTTGCAACTCAACACTCACAGTGGACAGATGTTTTTTGGAAATGAGCACGTAGGATATCAACTTGATAGATATGATATGGAATTTAGTTTAAAAAAATCAAGCATTATTTAGTAAATGGAGTCTGAGAGGACGACTGTGCACAGTCGGACCATGTTCAATGCTGTCATCATCACTCTTCAAAAGGTTACTGATATGAACCTTTCCGATGATGACAGGATTATTTTCAATCGAGAACTTTCAAAGTGTCTCAACAAGTCTCGCAAGAAGCAGAATGAAAAGATTGGAAATGTAAATTATGGAAAACGGTACACTCCGGAGGAGGATCTCAAGATTATACATTGTTTGAATAACCATCAAAGTCTGAGGGACTTGCGTATGAATCTTGGACGCAGTGAGACTGGATTCAAGGAGCATGTTCAGAAGATTATCTTTGAGAATTTTGATTTGGATACAGATTTGCCAATCAATTTTGAGTATATTTTGCCTCGACACATCAGATAAAAAAGTTTATTAATTTATAAATGAGTAATTTGAACACAATACGGAGAAGAGTAACTGCACAGGGTAGGTTTAGTACATGCGCTTTACATTCAGTTTTGAATGCATTTTTGATTACACCAGCTGGTAGGAAATTATTTGAATATGCTTTACGTGATTATAAGAGCAAATTAAGTCCAGCAAATCGAAATATTTTCAATAATCCAAATGCAGTTACCACGCAAAGAGAATTTTATTTCTGGAAAATAGTTTCTTTATTACTATCTGGTGCACAAATCAGCACAAGTTTGTGTTCACTTAATTTAGCTCGAACTTTTGTTCCAAATTTAAGAAATAATGAAACAATGACATTAATACAAACACTTAATAAACTTGTTATTATGTCACCTGTGTTAAAAAATATAACAGAAATACAACATGAGGGTAGAATTATTAATAGAGTTCCTCAGATGAGAAAATGTATGACAATAAAAATATATGAGTTGGGAAGGAATCCTATTACTTCGGTTGTAAAAGGTATAGAGGGGGATAGATTATCTTTAGATCATGCAATAATTGCTATACATGGTCAAGGTCAAATTTCTCATGCTTTGACAGGTGTTATATATAATAGAGTACAGTATGTAGCAGATTCGCATACACAAAGTGTAACACAGTGTGATTGGGCAGATGATATAAATAATGTTTTAAGAATTCCATTTATTGTAAATCATGGAGGCTATTCACGAGCAGAATATGCAGCGTTAGTTTACATCAGAAAAGAATTGAATTATTTAAATTTTAGACATGCAATCAATTATATAACAAGACCGGGGAGAGCTCGTTCCAATGCAACTTCTAATGTAAGGTCAGCTTCAAGACGAACGTCACCTAGTTCAACAAGAAGAAATTTATCAAATAATGCAACATCAAGAAATCTAACAAGACGCGTTGCGACTCTTGGTCTAAGAAGAAATACAAGAGTTAGAACTCCTTCACCAAGAAAACCAGCTAAGAAAAGAAAAGTTTCAGAGCGCGCTTAAAAAAATATAAAGTAATAATAAAATGGCATATGAACTTGGGAATATTGGATCATATATGGCAAAACGCAAAGCCAATATGGAAGCTTACAAAAAAACACACGCTGGTCAGAGATTAGAAAAACGCAAATCTCAGTCTAAAGGCCGTACGGGAAAGAACATGTCAGAGGCGCGTCGTTCAGCTGCAATGACTGCAAGCAAAAATAGACGTAAAGCTGCTATGAATGCTGCCAGAAGAGTTCCACCACAGGTTCGTACTATGGTTAGAAACATAGTAGCAAGAGCAGTAGAAAGAGAGAATGCAAGATTGGCAGCTCCAACCATTGCTGAATTATCAAGAAATAATTATGCACTTGCACATACAATTTTCGCAAATAATCCATTGACACGCGCGCAGTTAAGAGAGCTTGCTTGGCAACGTAGATTAGCTGGTAACGCGAGATATGGTGGTAGAAAAATACCAAATACACGTTTATAAATTAAAGAAACGTGAACAGGTTCGAGAAACTCTTTAAATATGAAGTAGAATACTCAACTACGAAGTAGTTGTTTAAAATGGCGAGAACAAAGCCCACAATTCCCAAACTAAAACTCACTCTGCAACACACAAAATTCTTTGCGAATTATACACCAGGAATTTATCTCATTTCGAGGCGTGTAAAAGGCCAGATGCAAGTAAAAATAGGTCAAACCGGCAATCTCAAGCAAAGAATAAGAACTTATGGATCGGATGAAGTTTTTAGAATTTGGTCTTTCAAAACGCCTATTCATCTTATACTTGAAGGGAAAATCAAGTATAAGTTGAGTGAAATTTACAGGCGTATTGAGGGGACTACTGAATCTTTTGATGCGGATTTTGATGACGCTTTAGAGATTGTGAGGTATGTTATCTCTCAATCTCCAGATCCCGTGGTTCCCGTGGTTCCCGTGGTTCCCGTGGTTCCCGTGGTTCCCGTGGTTCCCGTGGTTCCCGTGGTTCCCGTGGTTCCAGCCATACAATTTGAGAAGGAGTTGAAGATGGATATGGAGATGCAAATGGAAAGAATAAAATTAGCTGTGGAGAGGCAGATGGGGAGGATGAAGATGGAGATGGATTTGGCTATTGAGAGGCAGTTGGAGGCAGCAAAGAAGCCAACCATCTTTGATAGTGTAATGTCATTCTTGGGAGTTCGTAAGCATAGAGATGGTATAGATGAACCGCCTTCAAAGAGGCTTAAATATTCGATTCGTTGATATTTTAAAAATGTGTTCCTCCAACTCAAATGAGTTGTCGTTCCATCTCGACTTTTTTGAGAATTGTACCGCTGATGTTTATTACAATGAAAAATACATGGGAAATATTTATGAAAGAATTGAAAACAAGGATTATATAAAACCCTTGTTTTCAAAGGATGGATCCCTAAAAAATGTTTTGGTAAAGGGAGCTGGAAATCATTATGAAAGTCCAATTCGTGATTTTCCACCTCATTTTGGAATTCAGAATCAGATTAGCCGGCAAGATTCTGTGGATGTTGCCATGCAATTAAATAATATGTTTTATTAACGACGAGCACTGAACATCTTCATGAGTGAACGATGTGCGGTGAGAGCCTTTATAAGTTGTTCTCTCGTTGGTTGAGGGTGTCTATGTGGTGAACGGTTATGTACATATTTTTGTTTATTTTGTGAAAATTTCACCTTATATCTGGGATTCCCTGGAATTTTAGACGCGGTGTAAATTCCATACCCACCACGGTTTGGTTTATTACCTAAAAGCACATGTAATGAATGGGATGGCTTTCTTGCTCTTTTCACCGATGCTTCCTTGCGTCCTTTATACCCTCTATAAGCCTTTTGAATCTTGGTTGCAAGTTTATTCTTTCTTCTTGCGATTTCAGAGTTGAGGAACGCGGAAAGGTTATTCATTTATTATATAAAAATATAAAAATATGTAAAACAAAGAATATGAATTGGTTTGAGCCCCCTGAGTCCAACTCTGGAACGACTACAGATAGTCAGTTGTCCAAAGACGCGTCCTTACCACGTCGTCGTGAAACAACTGGTATTCAAGAAGAAAATTGGACACCTCTTTCAATTGCAAATCTTGATAAACTTTTCAGGATAAGTGAACGGGCCTCATTCGAACTTCTTGAAGTAAACTTCAACGAAGATGGTAAATACGTTTGTAACTTCCCCCGATCTGATCAAAAACGCAAAAGCGCTTGATTATCGCAGACTTGGTAAACAACGTGTAGAAGCTTATCAAATATGGAGAACTCTCAAGGGATATTCTCACGGCTGGAAAAATCACCCAGCTGTGAAAATGTGGAGGGGTTACGATTGTTTCTTGGCAATGTACTGTAATGCTTGTATAGACGAATGGATCCTTCGTGGATACAAGAATACTATGCAGAAACTGCCACATTGTAGCAATCCAAAGAAGCCAGATTGGTGGGGGCGCGAGGATGTATTCAAGTCCCATCAAGCTTCTTTGAATAGAAAGAAACCAGACTTTTATCATTTTGATGTGTCTCAAGAAGAGTACCCGGAATATATTTGGCCAGTGTCAACTACTCTGTAGTTGTTCAAAATTCTTCTTTCCAATATTTGTGCGTCTCCTTTTTTGGAAATTTGAGTACAAGAAGAGTGCTGAAAACACCAAGTAAAAAGTCTTTAAGCATTTTTAATATCTTTAAATATTAAAAATGTTAATTCAGACACAAGGGACTTGTTATTTTTACAGTGTACTGAATACAATGGCAGATACGAGAGGAGGAAGAAGACTTTTATTGGTAAAAATGAAGGAGTTTTTATCAAAATTATCTGCAGCACAAAGAGAAGTATTTTTTAATCATAATGTGTGTATAAAGTATTCTAATCTACCTTCAGTGAAACGTTTTATTTTCTTTAAATTCATTTATAATTATTGGACAGGATATACTGAGCTTAAGGGATCAGTAAAACTTCTTCAAAATCTTAATATGCAGAAATTCAAACTTGAAGGGGGTGATTATATGGCACCAGCTAGGAAAAGTATTTTTGGCGCAGTTAGTATTCGTAAAGAATTATGGGCACCGGGAAGAAAATACAAACCAACAACGGAGTGTGTTGTACAGATGTCATTTGAAAACGAACAAAAAAATTATTTTATAAAAAAACCTTCTGATATAAGCGTTTTCTTGCCAGGTGATCCAGATTTTGTACTTGACAGTGCAACTATAATTATGAACAATGGACCTGGTAAACCTGCACATGCAATTGCATGTGTGAGATTTCCAAACAATTCATTTGAACTTGTGGATTCAGCTGGACATGGAAAAAGATACAAGTGTGACTGGACACATCCTGAAAAAGTTGAAAAAGTTTGGAAAAGACATTATAGTGGGAGATATACCGTGGGTTGGGACTATACATCGATAGTGTATATCAAAACAAAGAATCTCCCAGAATTTAGTCTGAAAGGACTCACTCCTAAACATTCATCAAGAATTCCAAGTCCAATATATGCATCAACGTCCCCTGCGCCGCATGGTAGAAACTCATTGGGGCGAAAGATTATGAAGGGTCCCAGGGGTGGTCTTTATGTGATGGTGGGTGCATCTAAAAAGTATGGGGCAAAGCCAGTTTTGAAGAAGCCTTCTCCACGGAAAAGTCCAAGTCCCCCAAAGAAAAGTCCAAGTCCACATGGTAGAAATTCAAAAGGACGAAAGATTTTAAAGGGACCAAGAGGCGGTCTTTATGTGATGGTTGGTGCAGTCAAAAAGTATGGGGCAAAACCGACTACAAAGTAGTCGTCTATAAAGTAGTCGTCTGTGGTGCGTGCTCAGCCGCAATCTCATTCAGTCTGGCTTCCATGGCGGAAACAATCTTTGGAATGATGACAGATTCAATCTCAGCAACAATTTTTGGTATGACAACAGTCTCCATTTCGGAAACAATGAGAGGTTCAGCGGCTGAGAAACAAGCACCCATTTTATTATATTACAATATTATAAATGAAAATTGCCTTTTACACTGGACTTTCCATTGTAGTTCTTGCTCATGTGTTCATCTTGATTGGATTCAAGAATGCATTTCTTTCAGCAAATCATAGTTATATAATGTTGTTTGCTGCGCTCCTCATTTATTGGGGCCGTTGCCGTTGTTCTTCTTAGAAGCTCATTTAAAATAAAGAAATATTAATATGTACGGGACAACTGAAACGCGTTTCCAGAATGTTTTGGTCTACTTAAAAATATAATCTATATTCAGTAGCATGAGTCATAAGAGACTTGAGTTGCTTAAAAAGATTCTTGAGATTGTTGATGATGCAAAGGAGACTATTACTGATCAGGAGTACATTGAAATTTCAAATTACTTGATGGAGCTCCACAAGAGTGAAAAGAGAATTGATGAAATTATAAGAGAACAGACTCAATTGAATTTGGGTGCAATGCTTTGGTACATTACAACATTTGATAATGCTGCGTGAACAGGTCTGGGGACCAATTCGAAGAATTATGACAACTGTAAACAGTTGGACAAAATGTCAAATTACCCACAGTTGATTCTTCCTACCCGTGAGGATATGATTGTCAAAATTAAGAAGCACGAAAAGATTCCAACACTTGGAGAAATTTTGGAGATGCGTGTACAGGCTCGTGAACAGTTGTGCATTCCATTTGAAAAACAAATTCCTTACGAACGCTAATATGGCGATTTCACCCCAGCTAAAGGAGGAGATTGAGACTCGTATAGGCCATTTGAAGCTATACGCCAACTCTTGGAAGTCATGGGAAGACTACAGGGATCGATGGGAAATCACCAGAGAAGCGATTGAAAGATGGTCACAGGATGATCAGACAAGATTCTTTTTCGAAGGGATTCATTACTTTTCAACTGAAGAGTTGTGTGTAATGTTTTGGCAATCTTTGACCAATGAGGAGAAGGATGACTTTATTAGTAAGATGAATAGTGACTCGGAGTTTGGGGATGATATTGAGAGGGAGTATGCTCACTGGGAAGAGAGGAATGAGATGTATCTAGCTAGGAGGGAGGATGCGGCCTACTAGACAATTTCTAGAAGTTGGACAACTTCTAAACAACTTCTAGAAGTTGGATTTATTCCCGCGTATTATTGTAAATGTTACCCCCTAAAAAAAATTACACTCGTCGAATATCTATGAAACAACGCATGAAAAATCTTTACCCGTGGTTTGTTTTAAATCCTCATCTTGCAAAAAGTTACATTCATAGTTTAAAAGAAGGTAAAATTAGAACACTTAAATCTTTAAGGGGTAGAAATATACCACAGGGTGGTAAAATTCCAGTTAATCCTAGGAAACCTTTAAAAAGAGGTGGACAAAGTGTAAAATTCAGTAGACCACTCGCGACAATCATGGGACCAAAGGGTAAACCGGGACTCACTGCAATGAATAGAGCAACCATTGCGAGACATGAGAAACTAAAACATAGTAATGTTGTAGATTATGTTATACAAGGTGGATTTCGAAGAGGAAATTTTAATCCAATGTCTATAAGACGTAGATTTCAGTCTTTGGTACCAAGTGAAAAAGATAGATTCAAAAGAAATATTCAAACGAATTTAAGATCAAGAAAAATTCAAATGACAAATTTTTTTGGAGCCGGTCCCATGAACAAGAATAATGAATCTCATTTAAGTCATTTTAATAAGATGGTAAGGATTGTAAAAAATCTTGGTCTCTCTAATATCAATACATATGATGACTGGAGAAAATCAAATTTATTACCAGGTTAAGTGAACAGGTCCAACTTCTAGAAGTTGTCCAATCATATGGCCGTCTTTGTGATTGCTTTTTTGTTCACTTCAGCACTTATTCAACTTGCACAGCTGATATGGAACATGCTTCGATTGTTGAGATGAAATCGACTATCGGGAGTATTAAAGGTGCGATTGCGTGGTACCGAACTCCGAGAACTCATCTTGTGTATAGACAAGGTGGTCTAGTGGAGCAGCGTATTATTGAAATGAGCATGGAGGAGAGATCCCAACAGCTCAATGCAGAACTGGATCTCGTCTATTTTGAATGGCGGCTGGATATAATGGCAGCAACCACCATTCAAAAGAGGTGGAGGGGGGTAAGGGATAGGATGCGGTTAGTTGATCCGGGTGATGAGATTTGTAAGAGGCGCATAGCTTTAGAGTTTAATAATCTCCGTCTTGACGTACTTTGAACCATCCTTGTTGACTTTGAGAATCGTCTCTTTTCCCTTGATGTACACCGACTCACCAAGTATTCGAGTTGGACCCGGAACCTTCTTCATAAAAAATTCATAAAATTTATTCAAGATTTCGCAACGTTTAAACATTTACTTTTACACAAACAAATTCTTTAGTAGTCGTCATCATCAAAAATATTGTAATAGTTTTTCCGCTCCCTGAGAAATTCATCGTCAAACAGAATCTCTGGGATGACAATTTTTGGGAACTGGTCCTGGTCCTTCTTCACCACATGAGTTTCGCGTAGTCGCTGAAGCCCGTCCCGTTTCCGGTTCTTTAGGTTCCTCTGAATCTTCTTGAGGATGAGACACGGATTTGGGATGGAGCACAACTGTGGAACAGTTGGCATTTTTAAGATTAATGGTTGTCTGCTTTAAATTAACCAAAGTTTTAGGAGGTTTCTCAATAAACTTTCTATTTTTGAAATATTCATAGCATTCTGTCCACTCTTTGTTCATAATATAAAGATATCTTGCTTATTTTTTTAAATGACGACTGAGGGATGGACTCCAAGTTATTTTGGAACTTTATGTAAAGAAATTTTTCCAAAGAGGGAAGATGAGCCACTTGTGATTATTGAAGTCGGTACATGGATGGGAAAATCTGCAATTGAAATGGCAAAGGTTTGTGACAAGAATTGCAAGATTTATTGTGTTGATACATGGATCGGGTCAGTAGAACATTATGATAGTGTGGAGAGGGATGAGGAGGGGTTTCCAATCATTTATAAAAAGTTTAAGGAGAATATCAAGAGGGAAGGGGTGGATGATGTAATTATTCCAGTTATTTCAACAAGCACAGATGCCATTCAATATTTTAAAAGGAATGGAATCAAGGCTGATGTAATTTATATTGATGCTGCCCATGATTATGAGAATGTAATGAAGGATCTTGAAAATTATTGGCAAATTTTTGACAAAACAAAACCAGATAATTGTTTCTTTGGTGATGATTATGGTGATGCATGGGGTGGACTTATAAATGCTGTAAATACATTTTCAAATAAAAATTTTAAAAAGCTGTCTCTTCACGGTGTAACTTGGTTTACACATGCTATTCATGCAAAGACTTGATTTTTCTTCTGTTGCTCTTTGAAAAGATGTTGGATTTCTTAACTTTTTGATATACTTTACCTCCATATCGAACCAATTCCATTTTTCTTGTATTGAATTCGTAAGGTTCAAAGTAAATGATGCTATCAATTTTCGTAATCTCTGGTTTTTTCATTTTTTTTATTCTGGTTAAATTTCTATATTCATTGAGAGCGCGGGTCTGATTTCTTGGTATACTAACAAATTGTCCAGCTGGTAATCTGAAATGAGCCACCTCTTTCCAATTCATACCCTCTTGCCTTCCACCATAATGACCAAAGTATTTGCTTGCAATTTTTCCTGTTTTCAAAGAACCGGTTCTTAAACGAGTGAGTGCACTTTTAGCTTGTTCCTGTTTTCTCTTTAAAGCTTTAATTTTATTTGTTAAATTTTTTCTAGAATTGATTACAGTCTTCAATGCTTTACTGGTGGCTCGAAGTTTAACCAGATTCGCTGCATTTACTTTATTGAGGAGCGCGTTTGAATTCATTTATTAGTGACGCAGACTATTATTTGGATCAAACTTTGTCTTGTACCAAGCAGGTGGAGCCTTTCTCTTGGTGACCAAAACATATTTGTACATTCGAGCAGTTCCCCATTGGATTGCAGTGGCACCTGGACGACTCCCACCAGTCTTCCATGCTTTAAGCCCTCTATCATATACAGTATTTAAAGTTGACTTTGGGATTCCTGTCCTTCTTGCAATTAAAGAGCGGTTGGAGGAGAGTCCCGGGTACGTTTTGTGAAACAGAAGGGTCCATTTTGATTTTGATTTTTTTGCAACTGCGTCAGAGGCTCCAAGTTTCAATTTGGAATATGGAGTTTTCCTTCTTTTGAGGAGTTCCTTTTCACGTTTGACTTTCATGGAGGGACTTAAACCTGAAAAGTATCTCTGGGGCCAACTCAGATGAGTTGTGGACGGTTGAATGTGTCTAGGATGTCTCTTCATTTATTAATATTTAAATATATTAAATGCGGGAGTTAAATTATAATATGATTTCTCGAACAAGTCAATTTGCTCATGATTATTTTTATAAACTTACAAGAAGACAACAAAAAAAGATAAGTTATATGACTTATATACACTATAGGGAGGCATGTTTTCAGAAAAAACAAAATCCATGTCATGGATTTTGGGAAAATAACACACCAAATTATGTTACATATTTGAAAAAAGAGGCTTTGATGAATGCTAGTAAAAAAAACAATATCAATAAAAAGAAGCGTTTGGAAATATTAAAGGCTAATATGTTACCTGTAAAATTACCAAAGAATGCTATGAATCATTTTAATTTGACAAATTTTAAAGTTGGGAATGTGGCATACCGCGTGGGTCACAAAATAAATAATAAAAATTTTTACATGTATTTTAAACCAACAAGTTTCAAGAATTGGTGGGGCGATCCATTTAATAAAAACCTAAATAACAATGATCCAATATCAAACAAACCACATGTTTTAACTGGAAAACCAATACTGCGTAAGAATGTTGTCAAGGTTAAGTTTTTCTAATATCTCTTTCTCGCAAGTCTTTTGGTGTACACATTCTGATTTCGTTTTGCCGCCTAGTTTGAGTTTGAGTTTGAACTCATTTATTATACTTTTTGACAACTTTATTAATTGCAGAGGCGGTTATTTTCTTTGCAAGTCTTCTAGTATAAACATTCTTATTAAATTTGTTTGTTATCGCAGCTGCTTTTACTCTATTATTATTGGACCCGGGTCTATAAATACTAGCGGCAAAATGATTAGCATTAATATTAGTTGGTCTATGTTTCGTAAATCCAAGGTATTTTCTTAAAAGAGTTGTAGATGCTGGAAGGTTTCTTTTTTCTTGTTTAATATTTTTACGTACACCTTCGTGTGAAATTGGTTTATTAGCTAAAATTGCATACACTGTAGCCAGTGCTCTTAGACGAATCCCAATACCAAAACCTCTGGCATTGTTTGGATTTTCACCTTCAGTTATTGCATGTCTAGATGCACCTTTCATGTTGTAATTACTCGTAGTAAATTTTACAAAGGATTTTGTTGGCACATGTGTGATTTTATAATCATCATATGTGATTTTATTAAATTTATAATTAGGATATGGTTTAATATAAGTATTGTAGAAATTTTTATCAAATTCATCAAGTTTCATTTTAATATTTGTAAAGATTAAAATATGAATCGTCACTCAATGATAAAACTATTCAAGACACCTCAAAAGTCTGTGAACATAAACGCGTCAAAACTTTTCTATAAGACCCCGAATGGGTCTGTGGGTAAACCACGTATTTTCAAGAAACAGGTGACACATTCTAATTTAGATAGAATAAGTCACCTGTATGCGGTATATTATAATGCTGCTAGAAAATACAATGAAGCTCTAACTAGATTTAGAAATGCTGAATTTAATTCTGACCATGGTGGAGGAAAAAAAGAATTGATCAAAGCTGGTAAGATTAAGAAAAAAGCTGGAATAATTTATGCAAAAGCTAGAAAGGCGTATGTGGAAGTTTCAAAGAGAGTTTTGTACCCAAAGCAGTTACAGTTGACTACAGCTCATCTCACAGTAGCTGAGCGAAACACTATAAAGAAAATGGCACAAAAATTGGTTGCTAAAAGGTCAAAGCTTCCTAACAATGTGATTAATAAAATATTCGGGTAAGTAATTTACCAAAAGAGCTGTGGCTTAAAATTTAAATGGGCGTCAGATTGCTATTATGGCTACAAAGTTTCGAGGTGCTAGAAACGCTTTAAGAACGAATTAAAGTGGCCTATGTTTGCGCAAAAAAGCAATTCGTCTATTAGTAATAATGAACAGCTTAAACACAATATGATGGAGTATAAAAATGATCGTGAAAAATATCTAAATGATAAGAAAAAAAATCATCTCTTGAGAAGTTAAAAATAAAACGCGTTATTTTGGTAAGTAAAAATGGCAACGTCTGCAACTGTCTTTCTTCTTGACAAGTCTGGTTCGATGTTTTACCGCGCAGAGGATACAGTTGGTGGTTTCAACTCTTTCCTCCGGGACCTCAAGAAGAATAAACCAGATTCACTCTTTTCACTCTACATGTTCAGTGACAAGTGTGAATGTTTTTATGATAACCTGAAAGTCTCTGATGTCAAGGATTTGGCCACTGATGATTATGTCACACAGGGAAACACTGCATTGTTTGATTCCATGGGTGAGATTCTCCTCAAGTATGGTGGTGAGGTGGAGACAAAGTTTGTCATTTTGACGGATGGTTTTGAAAATGCGAGCAGGAAGTACACAAAGGGGGCAATCAAGGATATGATCAAGGCTTCAAAGATGGAGCTTATTTATATTGGTGCGGATCTGGAGTGTGCCAATGACCTTGGGATCACTCGAACGCGTCACTTTGATGGGGAGGATTCCCCTGCTGCATTCGAGTGGGCATCTCAGAGTATTTAACGACCAACTCTTGTTGATGCCAAAATTTTTTTGTACATTGCACCTGTGATTGGTTTGTAAAGGCGCGCTTTTACTGTTCTTTGGATTGTTTTGGCAGCTTTTGTCCTGCGTTTATTTCTGAACTTATTTTGGATTATTTTAGCAGCATTATTTCTGACTCTATTTTCAATTTGATTCATTCTGTTGGTTTTGTATACTTTCTTTAAATGGTGAAGTAATTTCATGTAATTTGCAGGTGCAATCCCAGCAGCCTCCATAAGTGTAAGAGGTCTTGCTTTGAAATTTTGGTAGGCTTTAAATCTTATTTTCGCGCTCATTTGTGATTACCTTTTAAAATAGTTGGAAGCGTGAACAGGTTCGAAAGCCAAATCAAAGATTTGTATCAAAATGACACACACCTTTGGTACGAATCTGTTCACTTATGAGTATCGGGATCATGACCCAAATGATAATATCATTTATGAAGATGTCATGTACGAAGATACATACTACGCTTATGCTGAGTTCGACGCGGATGCAGGGGAGCTTTACTTTTATATAAATTGGGATGATGAGAAGCCGGATATAGTACTAGAATTTAGCTGACTATTATGTAGACAACTGTGAACAGTTGGATTTTTCTCGTTGATAAATGTAAATGAACATCATTAATAAAGTTGTTGGCCCAGCTGCGTACAAAAGAACAAATTGGGAATATTATTTACCCATCAATAGAACCACCGTGTTGTTTGCAAACAAAAGGAAAAACACCTTCACAATAAATCACAAGGGAAAACGCAAGCCTGTTTATGGGGTTATTAAAGGACTTCCTATAAGTCCTTTAATTAGCCAGATGAAGACTCGGAAAAAGAAGCATCACACAACTGCTGGGTACGAGAAGAGAAGGCACTACACTTCAAATGCCAGCAAGGCGGCTCGACAGAGACTTTTGAATAGAGTTTCAAATTATTTGGCAGCTCGAAATATTTCAAGACAGGCTGCGAACAACAAGTACAAGAATGTCACTTTGAGTCAGTTGATATTTTGGGTCAAGCATCAAAATTTTGGAAATGGTTCACCATATGTGAAGCACCTGAAACAATGGGTTCATTATGGGGGAAGTCCACCAGTGTCAAAACAGAATGTGCTAAATAATATTAATAGGTGGCGTGGATAGGTCCAAACAACCGAATCACTTAAAAATAAAAGGATGGACAACTGTAAACAGTTGGACAAGATGGACAAACCGATTATTGAGAGGTACATTGACAAGAATGATCTTTGGGGTCAAGATGAGCAAACAAGAATTGCATATGAACGGTACAGGAAAGCTGGCCCAAATTGGGTTCCAGATTGTGTAAAGAGCGGATATGCATCAGGTCAATGTGATTGTGGGCGCGTCAAGGAGTACAAGGGACCAAAGTGTGGTATTGGGTGTCTTGATGAGGATACAACAGTTGTTTTACAAGATGGGTCCACTACACTTCCCATATATCAATTGAAAGCTGGTGATGTTTTATTTGGCGGGTGCGTCGTCAGGAAGGTGGTGCGTTTTCACATCGATGCTATCATTGATATGTGTGAGACTGCACCAGGAGTACTTGTGACAGAGTGGCACCCAATGAGACTTTGTAAGGATCAAGAATGGTTCTTTCCGTGCAAAAAGTACAAGCCACATCCCATTTATGTGAATATTGTATGTGATTTGGTTTTGATGCCAGGATCTCACATTATCCCAGTGGTTGATTTGAATGGAGTCATCTCAGAATTTGTGTCTATGGCACATGGCTTAAAGGAGCCAAGTATCCTTGAGCATTCATATTGGGGTACAGACGCAATATTGAATGATCTCATGATTCATCCAGGGTACAGAACTGGGTACATGAACATTCATGGGTGTGAGTTGCTCTACACGGAGGATGGGGTGGTTTATAGGATGGATTATGATATTTAAATATTTATAAATATAAAATGGGAAAATATATGAATATATTCAAGGCGAGTGGAGCTGGTGTTGCAGGTGGTATAACTGCTTTAGCTGGCTCTTTATTAATAGGTATGGCATTTGGGATACCAGGTGCTATACTTGTGATGCGTGAAAATAAGAAACCCAAGGCGGACCGTAATATGGTTCTTTTGATTATTGGTTTCATTCTTATGATTATAGGTGTTGCGATTGGTCTGGGCTTTAATGCCGGTGGTCTCATGAATGGAATTGGGAATCAGTTTTAAATATTTAATTATTATAAATGAGTCTACGAAGTTCTATAAAAAAATATAAAGTAAATTCTTCCATTAATTTGACAAATCAAATATTAAAATCAAAATTGGAAAATTTAATTAAACTAACAGTAAAAAGAAAAATCCCATTAGCTTATAGAAAAAAGGTGAATGATAGAATAAAAAGTATGATATATTCTTTAAATTTATCTAATTTAAACAAATTGAATAAAATGAACATAAAACTTCCAGCAAATATAAGACAAAGGTTAAATGCACAAAGACAATATAGAGGTAATTATAATATTAAAGAAAACAGAAATTCATATGATAAAAATAAAAAAATTTTAAATTCTAAATTATTATGGTTGTTTAGACCTCAGCTTTATAACAAATTATCCAATAAATTTCATTACCGATATAATAATATAAGAAAAAAAGAATTTTTACACACATATAGAAAATTTGGTCCTTTAAATTTTGTAAAATTAACAAATGATATTAATGCAAATAGTTTTACTTTAAATAAATTCAAAATAGATGATATAGCAGTTCAAGTAAATAACGGGGGTCCTAAAAAACATTATTATAACATAATAAATTTTCAAAAATATTTTGGCGTTCCTTGGCATTTGAAACCTAATCAAATTATTTCTGAAAAACCGCATTTATATTCAGGAAAACCAATCACACGTAAACAGGTTAAAATAATTTTGTTTGTTGCTTAAAAAGTAGAAGTGTTTGTTAGTTAGATGAACAACCGACTCATTGAGTCCGACTCATTGAGTCGTCCAGAACCTGGTTCCGTGCGTTTTTGAACATTTTTAAAGTGAACCGCATTCAGACTTTTTGGGTATGAAGACCCGTATTAACCGAAAGCACTTACAGATAAGCTGGGAATTATGTGGAGAGTATAATGATGATTTTACTTTATTATATCGTGTATTGTTCAAAGGAAAAATGTATACAGCGGCTAAAGTATTTGAGGAATCTATTTGGTTTTATGACCAACATTTTCATGTTATTCGTAAGTTGAAAGGACACTACAAATTTCTCTTTGTAAACATAACGAGTAAATATGTGTTTACAATGAGGACTTTTTTGAAAGAACAGGATGTGTTGATTGAGCAATCAACATATGGGAAATATATTGTTACAAAAGATGGTAAATATTTTAGAATAAAATATAGGAATTAAGTAAATGAGTCCACAAGGTCGTCCCCCAGTTTATCCCAAGTCCCAACCAAAGTCAATGATACTGGGTATCATAAATAAACAGGAGAAGCTCAAAGCTCTTTTAAGTGAAAAGAAACGCAAAATTCAACTTCTTGATAAGGTAATATCTGAATTGGATATTATTGAAGGAAGGATTAGACAGGTCACGGGAAGTATCAACAGTACTATTAGTTCTTATAGAAAGTCAAAGAAGTGAAACTAGTCGGTCTGTTACATAATCATGTGTCCTTTAGCTGGCTGGGTACCGGTTTTGTTTCCAAAAGAAAATTGTTGACCACCTGAACCCACGTATGCAGATTTAGATTTGGAATATCTCATGAGAAACAGGGTCACGAGACCGAATAGTGTTGCATGAAGTGCAAGTCCGGTTGGGTGTGGGACTCCGTCAAAGCCGGCAATGACAGGACCAAGAACCTTACGCATGATTTTATAGGTGGCTGGACTGGAGAAGACGACAAAGAGGATGACAGCCTGAATAGTTATAAATATTTGTTGATTAAGAGTAGACATTTAGTATTATCGTATAAAATTTTTATAGATACCCACTGAGATTTCAGAACCAGGACTTTCAATAATGACTGTGCAAGTCACTGGAGTTGGTTCAGGAACCGGGACTGGAACTGGGACAGGGGCTTTTGGTACACAGCATACTGATAAACATACACAAAATAGAATTGGAGCTAAAATAAAAAAATACCAATAATCATTTTGATTATTTGAAGAGTAATACATGTATATTAAAACAAAGAGTATTTTATATTGAAATGAGTTGGTTCGGAACTTTGTTTCAATATGAAAGTCTTTTGATTGATGGGTCACGAAGAGATCATTTACATAAATGTAACATTTGACACATATTGTAAATACGCTCATGCAATTATGAATCCTAGACAGGGTGATCAAGATGTGTCACCAGAGTTTCATATTGTGTTAAAAAAGAACAAGGCTAATGTATAAATGACTCGTTTGAACAAACTCATTGATTTCTTTTCTCCTATTGTGGGAATGTGTATCGGAATGTATATTTCTGAAGAAACTATGAGGTACTTTGGATATTATAATAAAGCACGTGTTGAAAAGCTCATGGCGGAAGTAATGCAAGACGTTTACAGGGGTCAGTGTATGTGTTTCAATTGAGTCTGGATACATTCCATAATCTGAGTAATAATTTTATTAATCTCTTCTGTGCGTTTTATTGTGAGTTGAATTTTGAAGCAACATTTGAAGGTGTAAAATATTATGCTGCGAAGTTTCCCATCATAATATGTTATATCCATATGGGTCCCCGGAGAACTTTTCAAGGTGCCAGTCACGAATGCGTGACCAAAGTTGGAAAATTCAACAAGTTCTAATTGAAAACCTTCTATTTTATCCATTCTTATTAACCAATTTAAATTTTCTTGTGCCCTAAATATTTCTTTGAAATACCAAGCATCACATACTTACCACCCATTGGCCCTCTCAGAATTTGACGACCCTTTTTATTTACACCAAGGTTTGCAGTGGCGGTTCTCGCAACGGTCTTTGCGCCAAGATTTTTGACTACAGCGAAAGCTGGAAGTTTCTCCTTTCTTATATACACTGCGGAATGATATCTCCACCCTTCATCCCATCTATAATAATCGGTATATGAGTGCCATGGCCATTTCTTTTTGAATATTTTGACGAAATTCTTTGGATTTCTCCAGTCACAGGGAATATTGTATCCATGTGGGTCTATAACTGTGTACCCGTCATTTGCTAGACGAACTCCCGTTACAGCATGCTTTATTGTCTTGTTGGTCAACTCTTTGGTAACCGACGATACAACGTGTCCATCAAGAACAATGAGTGCATGATCAAGTTCAAAATCAGGGTGTCCCGGAAGCTTTGTTGGTAGAATTGGATTTTTATTAGAATTTGAACTTGCCAAGTTGTATAGAATATTTCTGTTTGTGACAACTACGAGGTTTGTTCTGGAGGTTATTTTTGGCGGTTGTTTATCGTGGACATACTCGGTTGCAAAACTGATTCCGAGACTCTTTAATATATCTGAGCGCGCTTTATTGATGTCATGACCTCTGTGGATGGAGTGACCTTTTACGTCCAATTCAAGATTTTTGTAGAGGAGTGCAGACTTTCCCATCTTTTTCTTTTTAATCTTCTCTGTCCACAGGTTGTAAATCATCTTGTAAAAAATGAACCGTTTGATTTCTGGAAGATGCGATTTTCTGAAACACAGTCGATTGTCTTTGAACATCACCTTCTTTTCTGGGGAAAGTTTCTTGTAGAACGCCTTCATCTTTGCAAGGAGAAGGCGTTTCCCATACTTTGATGTAGCCATGGAGTTTATTATGGTATAGAAGTAACACGTACTTTCTGTTTGTCTGAGATACGGAACCACCATCTTTATTTTTTATTATTTGCCAAGAATTAAAAGATGAACAAGCTTGAAGAGGCACTTAAAGAAGTGACTAAAAATAAACCAGAATTTTCAGTGGGTCACCGGGACGGTAAGTTGTATGTGTTTTATCATTCGGCTAATGGCAACGGGAGATTTCCAGTTGGCTTGGTGGGTTCACCAAATAAACTTGGAAAGGTGGGAAACATAACAAACAATGGGGTGGTCTACGCTGAACCAAAGGGCAAAGGCATCGGGAAGAAGTTGACGCAGGTGGTTTTGAACGCTGCAAAGGTGATGAAGAGGGGTGTTTTGGTAAAGGCGGTTCATGTGAATGAGCCAAAGGTTTTCAAGAATAGAGCACCCACTCCACCGATGATTCATATAATAAGAAAGTTGGCACCAAACTCTGTGAACATTCGAACAAACCTTCCAAAAGCAAAGAAGATGTGGGCGGTTTATGCGAGAATCAGGGTGCCTTCTCCAAAGAGAAGTCCAACACCACCCAAGATTCATTATGGTCCAAGAGGTGGACAGTATACATTAAAGGGAACCCGCAAGAAATATTTATAATGGGATGTATTTATGCAGCTGTATGTTTCATAAATATGAAAATATATATAGGACAAAGTATAGAATATAAAAAAAGAATTGCACAACATTTATATTCAAAAGAAGATGATCATTTTCATAGAGCAATTAGAAAATATGGAACTGAAAATTTTGGATTTTGTATAATTCATGATGATATTGATAGTATATGGCTTGATGATTGGGAAATTTATTATATAAATTTTTATAATAGTTTTATAAATGGATATAACTCAACGCCAGGTGGTAAATGTCATCGCGGAAGAAAACTTTCAGAAGAAACAAAACAAAAAATAAGTAAAAGTAATAAAGGAAGGATAATAACAGAAGAAACAAAACAAAAATTAAGTAAAGCACATAAAGGAAAGGTAAAAACAGAAGAAGCTAGATTAAAAATAAGTAAATTACAGAAAGGAAGAAAATATTCTGAAGAAGCTAAATTGAACATGAGTAAAGCACAGAAAGGAAGGATAATAACAGAAGAAGCTAGATTAAAAATAAGTAATAAATTAAAAGGACAAAAACTTTCAGAAGAAACAAAACAAAAAATAAGTAACACATTAAAAGAAAAAGGAAAAAAACATTCTGAAGAATCTAAATTGAAAATGAGTAAAAATAGTACAGGTAAAAAACAAATTATTCAATATGATTTTAAAATGAATAAAATAAACACATACGAAAGTATATCAGAAGCTTATACACAGACTGAAGTCAATAGAGCTTCAATTAGTATGTGTTGTAACGGTAAACGTAATTTTGCTGGTGGATTTATCTGGAAATTTGCAGAGTCGAGTGAACAGGTTTGAAAACAAAACGCAACAAAAACAAAATGGAAATGTCTGGTCCTGATTATGTCCTCCAACCAAAAATTATTCAGTATCTTCTTGATTCAATTGAAGAATCTGCTGAAGAATTGTTGATTACAATGGGACCAAAGCAGTGGAAGCAACTTGCAGATGCAATTGATGATAAGACTGCAATGAAATCTCGTGCAACACTTGAAAATCAGATGGATCAATATCGGGATGTTATGGAGACTGTTTGTAACAAGATTTTGAAACCAGAATCTTCAATGAGTAAATTAAAGCATAAATATGCTTATTAGATAGATGAATGAGAAGTGCAAACAATATTTGAAGATGCTGCTCGCCACTGGTTTTAATAAACATACAAACTGGGAATACTTTTTGATGGACATAGCTAGAATTAAGGAATTCTGTAATTAGATTAATTTTTTTAAAGCAAGTTGATATTTTTTTACAAAAACTTTAATTTCTTTATTATGAGATTTAACGAATTCATCTATTGTTGATTTTACTTCTTCAGTACTCATATAATCATCCATCCACATCATACCACCTTTTTTTAAAACTTTGAAACTATTATCCATATCAAATTTTACATCTTCAGGAATATGTGAACCATCTATATATATTATATCATATAATTTATTATTTTCTATTTGAGAAAAAAATTCATTACTATATTTTTTATGTACTTTTATTTTTTCTTTGTTTTTACTTAGAGCAATGTTATTTATAAATATATCATAAGTATTATTTTTTACAGGGGTTGTAGAGTCTTCTAGATTCCAAGGATCTACACAGTCAAGAGTAGAATCTGGATTATTAAGAAGTTCGTCACTAAAATAACAAGAAGATAATCCCTCATAACATCCTATTTCAAGGATATTTAAAGGAGCATTTATATCTAGAAAATAATCTTTTATATTGTAATACAAGTAACTTTCATAGAACCAAGCGTGTGTATATTTATACATTTTAAAGAAAGAGAATATTTTCTTTAAACGAGTGTACAGGTTCGTTTTACTTTTATTTTGATAATCAGATGGAAGTGTAAAAAATATTTGCAGATGCTACTAGCTAATGGGTTTAATAAGCATACGAATTGGGAATACTTTTTGATGGACATAGCTAGAATCAAGGAGTTCTGTAACTAGCGTTATTATTATTGTTCGTACGTTTTGGTGATTTAACTGGACTCTTGAAATTGTTGGTGTTGTTTTTACCCCCTGGTTTATTTCTCAAAGTTGTAAGTGTTTTAATATTCCTGTTTCTTTTGTTTGATTTGTTCATGTTTATTTGTCTCTTTAATAGGGACTCAATACTCATGACTGGTGGGTATCCTTTGTACTTTCTTCTGTGAATTAATTTTGGTGCAAGTTCTCCAGCTGCCAAAACATCAAGTTTCATACCATTTTTTGTGAACATATTTCGCCGTCCACTCGGACCACTATTTGGTATCCATTTATTTCCTGCTAAACGTGTATAAGTACTCATCATGTGATTTGGATGAACTGCAATGTTTATATTTTGAGGGGTTCTGGTTTTTACACCAAGTCTGTTACCGTGAATAGCCATGGCTCCACTTCCTGTAAATGCCCAGTAATTTGAATAAGGTCCAAGAACTCGAGTAATATTATTCATTTAATATTAATGATGAAATAAAAGTGAAGTGTACAGGTTCAATTTTATTTTCATTTGATTATCAAATCAAAATGCTTCAGCGTACATTGAGCATGTATCCAGGCACACCTGAGATGGCTGAGTTCCGGCAGACTGTTTTTGAAAACGCAAATGAGGGATGGGGGTCTGCGATTCCATTCAAGGATGGAAATGGGAGTTACAACTCTGATGATCAAAATAGGCTTACAGAGTTTAATGCTCATTGGTACTCTTATAGTCACAAGTATTATCGGGATTGGGAACTGACTTTCCGGTCTCTTGTGTGTCACCGGGGTGACAATGCGTACGCCAACTATTCATCAATGGGGGTATCCTTTGAGGACATGTCACGTTTCTTTTGGACTGGGATGACAAAGGATGCAAGGGATGAGTTTTTAAATAAGGTGTACTTTAGCGAGTATTACAAGGACTTGGAGTTATTTGAAGATGATTGGGAGATTTCTAATAATTACCGGGAGCGCACCCTGAATGAAGAGTGATGTGTACACGTTTAAAATTTTAATGTCACGTATTAGTAAGATGAAAAATGGCGAGCGAGGATGGACTTTTGTACCAAGAGTTTATGAAGATATGGACTGGAGCACCTAAGGGTACACCAGACTTGAAGAGAGCGGCAGCGTGGGTAAAATATAGAAACAAGTTTATTCGTCGTTATTTGAAGAAGTAACTTTCTTTTCGTCACCAGTTGTTCCGAGTTTGTCAGCCTTTTTCTTTTGTTTTTCAGCAGTCAACTTTGGATTGGCTTTGGCCTTGTTTGCCTGTTTAAGCTTTTTCTTTTCAGAATCAGTGAGCTTATCCGGAACCTTCTCTACAAGACCCTTTGCCATTTTATTATATTCAATGCGTATTCTTTAATCTAAACAAATAATTATGAATAATATAAAATGCGACACTATATTATTCATAATTCAAAAGAGAAAGAAAGAAAAGAAAAGTTGGAGAAGCAATTGGATGAATTCAATATTACTGATGTTGAATGGGTTACAACATTTCCAATTGAAGAGATTGGAAATTTATCAACTTTAGAATCTTATAAACCACTTTCACAAATGTCATGTGATATGAAACACATGGATGCACTTGATAGAATGGTCAAAGAGGGGTTGGAAGAAGCTATCATATTTGAGAATGATGTTATCTTTTCAGATTTGTATGATGAAGTAAAGATTCCAAAAGCACCTTATGTAAAACTTGGAAGAGGACCACCAGATGCACTTTTACCATTTAGTCAAATTCCAAGAGTTGTTCATAATAATGGTGGTAATGAGGGTTACTATGTAAATTTAGAATTTGCTTCTACATTTAAACCAAGTATGAAGTGGACAATGGATATAGAACAACAGGCATTTTTGATGATGCAAAATATTCCACTTGTATGTGTTCCAATGTGTTATCAGGAATATGTAAGTACACATACATTTTTAACACCACCGATAACTTGGATTGATTTTTTACATAATTTTCCATCTTATGAGAAATATTCATTTGATCGGTTGATTGATAAAATTAAAGAGTGATGTGAACGGGTACACCGCGCGAATGGGTTTTCAATTAAAACCAACACCTGTTGATATATCAAGGAAATGGCTCCGATGTCTAAGAAGTCGATGATCTCTTTGATTGAGGCGTGGGAGGACCAGAAGGATCAGTATTCGACGATGAGGGACTTTGTGGAG